AACTCCGCTGTTACACCAGTTTCGTTTATTCCGTCAGAACCTCCACCTACTTTGGTCAATTCAAAACCTAACAATCTTGCCTGCAACCACTCAAATGCACGATTGTAATTGAATGGATTGCCCAAAGAATTAGTTTGAAACCACTTAAGCACGCGAAAAAGTTCTTCTTCCATTTGTTCTGCTTCTGCTTTCATAATATACCTCTCAATTATATTAATTAATATTTTACCTTAGACCACTCCAATTCATCCATTCGTCATCGTACATTTCCATTTGTCTCAAATCTCTTGTACGTTGTCTCGCGGCATCGGCTGCGGCTTCATCAATAACATGTTGAGGAATATCATCCGATTCCTCTGTTTCTGTAAAATCTAGTTCTAATTGCGTATATTTCTCTTTCTTAAATTTTTCCATATTATCCTTGAAAAACTTTAATAGTTTCGAAATCAATCCATTCGGTATTGAGATCAGTTAATACGACTAATAATTCTCTAGCGGACTTTGCATATTTGTAAAGTATACCAGGAATTCCTTTTTTAGTATATTCAATGCGATATTTCATTTCACTCTCCTATTAATTCCCAATCAAAATCTCTGTCATTATCATTATCGACCCAACGCCAATCTTTATCGGGGGTTTCCACACAAAAACTATCAGACCTCATGTGAACTACACTTGCGGTATTTCCGTGTTCTCTTGCACGATTCTTACCATGCCGTGTTTTTGGAATCAATTTTATTGTATCACCAATTTTCATACTCTAATCTTTTTACGACAAGCCATTTTGGAAAAACGCTTCTTCTCATTTCCTTTTCTCTTGGTAGAGAAACGTGTCATCCGAAGGACGGCGTCAAATTTTTTGAGTTCTGTTAGGGTTTTCATAATTATCTCTTTTCTCATTTTCTACCTTTATTATACCGCAACCCCAGCAGGATGTCAAGCCTTTATTCCTTAATAATCAATAATTCTGTTCCCACGGTCTGTTTTTTCCCAGATGAAGCCATGCTCGCCTTCTTGAAATCCTTCCGGACCCATTTATACTCACTTTCGGGATACCATTCCTTCATCTCTGGAAATTCGTAGTAACTCAGAATCCAACTGCTCTTGCACTCGTTCAGCATATCCGCCAATTCCTTATGCTTCTCCTTCGTGAAGTTATGGAATGCATAGAGATTTTCTGTTCCGTAATATGGAGGGTCCAGATACAGGAGGGTTTTCTCGCCATCGACTCTTGGAATGAAATCTTCGAATGTCATCGACACTGCTTTGACCTTCCCCAATTTCTTCTGAACTTTTGGATTCTTGACTCTGCCTACGAAAGAATTATACTTTGAATTATATTTCCCCTTGAGATTGACGTACTTTACCTTCTCCGACATAATACCAGAAAAGCATTGTGTAATGATATATGCATATTCTGCTGCCAAGTCAAAATCTGGCATATTAATATTGTTGCCAGAATTTATAACTTCAAGAACATCATCCTTGCAACGATAAAACTCATCTTCATCTTGAGCATCGCGAGATTCTAATATCGGGATGAATTTATCATATTCACTACAACAATACAGAAGATTTGCCATCTGACTATTGAAATCATTATAGTGAACATCATCAACATTTATATTTCCGTTGATGTATGTCCACATTGCACCGCCGAATACTTCAGCGTATCTATCAAAATCTTTTGGGAGATATTTTGATATCCACTTTGCTTGTCTATATTTACCGCCTACATATGCAAACATATTTTCCTTTTAATTTATAGTGCAAGTCCGGTTGCCTGTGAAAGATATTGGCTTTCCATATCCTTTTTGGGTTTACCTTTTGTCATAACTTGATCACTGGAAATGGTAAATGATGTATCACTAGAAGCCATTATCCACGGCACTAACGCTAACCCCATTTGTCCAGGTTGTTGAGTGGGCACAGGTTGAAGTGTCATTGGAGTGTCTAGAATGAGTGTATCATTTTCTCCTTCTGAAACTCTTGCTACTACCTCTTCGCCCGTTTTTAACTTTAATATATAAACTTCTTTTGACACTTATTACCTTTATTTAAACTCACAATCAACCATCATTTCGGTCAAACACGCTACTAAATTAATTTCTTGGTCTGCAACAAAAGCAGATTTATACTGATAATCCGCAAGAATTAAAACCGCCTGAGGAACGGATGCATCTTTGAGATGTCCACTCACTCCATCATAAATCTTACGAAAAATCCTAACTGGGTCATTATCAATGTTTTGAGTAACCCATCTTCGCACTTCAGAAAAATGTTTTTCCTTCAATGCTCTCATTAATTCTGTTAAATTGATTTCACCGATTTGTGCGAGAATTCCCGCATCAATAATACCACCTGCAGAATATCTCTGCAGTTCATTTAACACTCTCCGCATATCTGGAAAGTGTTTCATAATCAATTCAATAATAACTTTTTTATCAAACTCAACATTCTTTTCGGAAAGAATTACTTCTGTTCTTCCTAAACATTCTTGTGCTAATTGAGGCCTATCCGATTTCGGTATTACAAATTCTATTACAGAACAGCGAGAATGGATAGGATCAATGATCCGATTACGAAAATTACAAGTAAAGATAAAACTAACATTGGAACTATATTTTTCAATGAACCCCCTTAGTGCAGGTTGAACCGATTCAGCATTCATGTAATCTGCTTCATCGACTATAACGACTTTTCTTCCACCTTGCATGGAAACGGAACTACAATATTGTGTAAGAGTAGTTCTAACAGTATCTATATTTCTTCCTTCATTTGAACCATTAATTATTAAATGGTCCACTCCAATCTCATCACACATTGCCTTTGCAACAGAAGTTTTACCCACTCCAGCCGGACCAGATAAGAGTAAATTAGGGATTCTTTTATCATCCACAAATCCTTGAAATACTTCTTTAATCTGTGCTGGAAGGATACAATTCGCCACCCTTCGCGGGCGGAATTCTTCTACCCATAAAAAATCATTCATTTTTATCCGTTATAATTTGAACTTTGTTCTGTGGCGACCCAATATTCTAACTTGGAATGTTCGTGCGAGAAATGTGATATTCCTTTGGAGGAAATTCCAACATCATAAGAACCACTCAGGAGTTTCATATTTTCAATTTTGAATACAAATTGAAATTCTTTATCCGTAGTTCCTACTTCTTTTTGAAATTCATCAGAAGAATCATTATTAATATCTGTTGCTACCAGAAATGTTTTACCATCGATGCCACGCACAACCATTTCCGGCAAGGATAAAACTTGTGCTGCTTTTATACTTTCATCATAGGTTTCTTTTGAAAGTTTAAATTTAACTTCTGGTTCTGGAAAGTCTAGAGATTTATCTGGGGGTAAAACCAACATAGACGGATCTCCATAAACATAATTAAGTCTTGAACTATTTCCGTTAATTGTTAGTTGTTTTTCTCCAACAGTTAATTCTGGTTGTTCAAAAAGACTCAATGCTCCTAACAACTTATTCAAGTCATAAATGGCAAAGGTGCTTGGAATATCTTCGCCAATTTCTGTTTTGGATAGAATGTTCTTTTGGGGGGAAATTGTTGACAGGCTGTTACCCTGTTTGAATTGTATGTTCTGATTAATTGATGCGTAATTTTTAAGTATCGCGACGGTTTCATTTGATAATTTCATCATATATCCTTGTATAAACTTATTATTGTATATCTTATTATATCACGTATTTTTGATTTGTCAAGTAGATTTTATCCGTCATTTATCCGCCACATTGAGAGTGGCGGAAATGTGGCGGATATTGGGGTGTAACACATTGTAATTGTGAATGATTTTTACCCTTCAGGTGTTTGAAGTTTTACTGCTTTCCCTTTTTTCTTAGATTTTCGTTCTGCAGCCCGTCTTTCTTTTCGGGATTCTTTGAGAGGTCTTGTATCTTGGTCATTTCCATGAGAAGCATATTCTAGTTGTCCGAGATCACGTAACGTACCATTGAAAACATAAGCACCAACATGATTTACTTCCATCCAAGGACACAACCAGGTTTTAAAACCAATCTTACGCGCCCATTGACAAAACATATAATCTTCAGACAAATAACGGTCTGAACCACCTGCACCTTTTCCTGCATATAATTCGTTATCAATGACAGTATCAAAGAATGCATGAATGTAGCGAGAACCATCAAAATGTTCTGAACGATTGTGATCTGGTTTGTAGGAAAATTGTGGATATTCATCTCTAAATGCTTCAAAAACTTCACGAGCAATCAGTACAAATCCGGTACCAACTTCCAATACTTCAACTGGTTCATCAACTTTAATTTGAGTTGTTCCCGCTGTTGGATTGAAAACAAAATCACCAGTGTACTTTTCTAAATTTTGAGGATTTTCATCGCCTAGTCCGGCATCGACCGCATTACGTACTTTTTCCCACGCAATACATTTCTTTGGATATGGAGCACCAATAATTGGTTTATCCTCATCCACAAGTGACGCGAGGGCTAATACATCTTGAGGGTTAAAATTGATATCTGAATCGATGAACATCAGGTGGGTATATGGGGATCGCAAGAATTCATCAACTAGATAATTTCTCGCTCTTGTAATTAAACTTTCATTAAAGAGATAAAAGAACTTTACATCCATACCATATTTTGTAG